AATCAAAGAGCACGCTCTTCCCTTCTCTCCTGAAACCCTCACCCCACAACAAATCACCGACCGGCTTCGCACCTTCTTTCGCGAACACGCTACGCTCCTTTTCACTCGCAATCACATTTCTGATCGAGACGGAAACCTTAAGCAACGCCCTGTCTATGCTATGGATACACTCTTTTTGCACCTCGAATGTATGATTACTTTTCCCCTTCATATCCTCGCTCGCTCAATGAAATCCTCAATCATGTACTCCCTCGAAACAATCCGTGGAGGATGCGCTTTTATGGACGCTCTCGCCCGTAATTACGAATCTTTCCTTTGTATCGACTGGTCTTCCTTTGACCAACGCATGCCATGGATTATTGTAGACACATTCTTTACTGTGTTTCTCCCATCGCTTATCGTTATTAATCACGGTTATCAACCGACCGCCGAATATCCCACCTATCCTGACCTTACTCCTGATAAGATGTTCACACGCATGTTTAATATTATTTGTTTCTTGCGCACTTGGTACCACAACATTGTTTTCTGCACTGCTGATGGATACGCTTACGTCCGCAAATTTGCTGGTATAGCATCTGGTATGCTTAATACCCAGTACCTCGATTCCTATTGTAATCTTTTCCTTATGATACACGCTCTTTTTCACTTTGGCTGCACCGAAGCAGAAATCCTTTCGCTCTGTATTTTCGTAATGGGAGATGACAACGTCATACTTTCTAATTGGTCCGCTGACCGATTACACTCGTTTATGATATTTTTTGAATCACACTCCTTACATCGCTTTGGAATGGTACTTTCATCTAGCAAATCTATATTTACTACTCTTCGCTCGAAGATAGAAATGCTTGGTTATCGCTGCAACTTAGCGAATCCTCGTCGTCCTATTGACAAGTTGATCGCTCAACTCTGTTATCCTGAACACGGCCCCATTGACAAATACATGTCATCACGCGCTGTTGGAATGGCCTGGGCTAACGCTGGACAAGACCTCGAATTTCATTCTTTTTGTTATGACGTCTACCGCATGTTCGAACCCTTTCGTGAAGCATCTGCTTCCTTCGACATCACATCCGTTTTAAAACACCTCCCCGGTATTTTCAAAATGCTAGACGATCCTTTTGAATTCGTAAATCCTGAACGATTTCCCGACATCCTGGAAGTCAAAGCTCGCTACGCCACATGGCAAGGTGAACTCGACATCTGGAAGAAATGGTCCCCC